AGGATGACCGTGTTGCCGAGCGAGGCGCCCGTGTTGAGCGCCCGCAGGGACTGCGAGAGCGACTGCACGGACGGGAGGTTGGCGTTACCGAACTTCGTGACTTCGTTCATTTACTGTCCTTTCGCGTTTAGACGATCTTACCAAGAGCAGCGGGTCTTCCCGGCGCTCTATCCGGCGCGCGCAAACGCACCGAATTCTTTTTGCGCCGCCGCCAGATAGGCTTCGTGCGCTTCTTGCTCGCTGTCGTATGTGCCTAACCGGGTGTTCTTTCCTCCGATACGTATCTGCGCCATGTAGCGTTTACCGGATCGAGTAAGAGTAACACCTTTCAATAGGTTACGACTGGAGCATTTCTTTCTTGTGTTCGCCACGTTCTGGCTTCGCGTCGCAATTCGTAAGTTTGCGATGCGGTCGTCGTCGCGAACGCCGTTTATATGGTCTATCTCGATTGACGGCCATTCGCCGTAACTAAAAAACCACGCGAGACGGCCGGCTCTGTATTGGTGTTTGGACACGGTGATAATTCGGTAGCCGTCCGGCCGTCTGTACCCAGCGCGCGAACCGGCCTTCGCGCGCCACATATCTTTTTTCCATGTGAAATCGCCGGTTTCCGGGTCATACAACAGAACGTCGCGGAGCGAGTGTTCAGCGAACATATCAAACGAGCCTCCCAAGCGCGTTGGCTAGTTGACGCCCAATGTTGAGGGCCGCTGGCCGGGGATCGCTCTCCGGGGCCAGCGTGGTGCCTGACGAGACGGCGACGGCCAGTTCACCCGGCAGCGCGAGCTTGCGCTTCTTGAGCGCCTTCTCGGCCTGCGCCGGGCTGACCAGCTTTGTCACCGTCAATTCCGTGTCGTCGAGGCCGAGGCGCGACAGCGCCGCCTTTGCCTCGTCGTCGTTCACCCATTGGCGGAGCGCGCGCTTCGGCACCAGCTTGAAGCCGGGCACGGGGACGCCTTCCGCCAACATCTGTTCTGCCAGCGCCCGCACGCTTGCAAGGTACTCCTCGATCATGGGCGCGTGTTCCAGCACCTTGCCCAGCCGGGTGGCGTCGATATTCTGGAGGCTGGTCTTCAGCGCCCGGTCCACCGCGCCGGTCAGCAGCGGGCAGACCGGCTTGGCGGCACACCAGCGGCAATGGTCGCCCGACTGCATGGACGGATCCGGCCCCATCGCCTCCTTCACGGCGGCGAACAACTGCTGTTCGAAAGCGCGGATGCGGTCGGGCGTCGTGCGCCACACCTTCACCGGCACGGTTGCTGTCGGCTGGACGATGATGCAGTCGATGCTGGTGACGTCCTTGAACGCCCACGCGACCTTCGGCGTCCGCATGGCCGCTGCGGCGTAGAACATCGCCTGCGGGTTCTCCTCGACCGCGACGTCCACGCCGTCCCCGAACTTCCAGTCCAGCACGATGGCCGTGCCGCCAATGCGGCCGACCAGATCGGCCGAGCCGAAGACGCCCGGCAGCGCGTCACCGAAGCCGACGGTGGCTTCGCACTCGTAGGTCATCTCGCGGCCTGGGTCGATCACATCAAGGGCTTCCAGCGCCGGGCGGATCTTCGTCTCGATCAGTTCCGCCGTCACGGACACGCCGCCCAACGTCTGGCCGATGAACTCCTCCGGCTGACCTTCATGGGCCAGAACCCCCTCCATGATGGTGTGGCAGAGGGTGCCTTCGTCGGCGTAGCGGGAGGAGGGGCGGGGCGGCATCTGCTGCACCAGCTTCACGGAACCGGGGCAGGCGATGACCCGCTTGGCGGTCGAACCGCCGACGATGTTGGAGTGTGCGGCCATGTCGTCCTCTACTGAACCTTGCTTGCCCGCACCATATGACAACAGAACCTGTTGCACAATAGGCAATGCAGCGGTATGGGTTGGCCATGCGCGAGAGCGAGATTGAACGCCATCTGGTCTGGCATGTCACCCGGCTGGGCGGCGTCGCCTACAAGTTTCGGTCGGTCACCCACCGCGGTGTGGCCGACCGGATCGTCTGCCTGCCTGGCGGGCAGACTTGGTTCGTCGAACTGAAGACGAAGGGCGGCCGGCTAGAACCGCTCCAGAAGCTGTTCGCGCAGGAGATGGAACGCATGGGGCAGCGATACGCCTGCCTCTGGACGAAGGAGCAGGTGGATGCCTGGGTTGCGGCCCTACCAGGATGATGCGGCCGACTTCCTCTACGAGCATGACCGGGGGATGATCCTGGCGCCCGTGGGGGCCGGCAAGACGGCGATCACCCTGACGGCCATGGCGGCGATGGTGACCGACGGCCACGTCAGGCGGTGGCTGGTGCTGGCGCCGAAGCGCGTCTGCACCGACGTCTGGCCGGTCGAGGGGCCGAAGTGGGCGCCGGGGCTGACGATGGCGGTTGCTGTCGGCACGCCCCGCCAGCGGGCGGCGGCCTTTGCGTCGGACGCCAAGGTGGTCGTCACCAACTACGACAACCTCCAGACCGCGCCCCCGGATCTCAGCAGCTTCGACGGCATCGTCTTCGATGAGCTGACCCGGCTGAAGAACCCGTCGGGGAAGCGGTTCAAGGCGCTCGAGAAGCACATTGAGCCGTTCAACGTGCGCTGGGGCCTGACCGGCTCCTTCACGTCGAACGGCCTAGAGGACGTCTTCGGGCAATGCAAGATCGTGGAGCAGGCGCTGCTGGGTCGGTCGAAGGGCGCCTTCCTTCAGAAGTTCTTCGTCTGCCTCAATCGCGAATACGGCGAGTGGATGCCGCGCAAGGGCGCTTTGGGCGCCGTCATGGACGCCATCCGCCCGGCCACCTACGTCCTAGAGCCCGGCGAGTACAAGGACCGCCTGCCGCCGCTGCACACGGTCGAGATGCGCTGCGACCTAGCTGACCGGACGCCCTACGAGAAGATGAAGAAGGACTACCTCGTCGAACTGAAGGGCCAGCAGATCACGGCCCTGACGGCGGCGTCCGTCACCAGCAAACTCCAGCAGATGGCCAGCGGGTTCATCTACAATAGCCAGACCGTAGCGCAGGAAACGGCGGGCAAGTTTACGCAAGCCAAGGAGGCGGTCTGGTTCTCGCCGCACAAGTTTGACCTGCTGGACGACATCCTGGCCGAGAACCAGCGGGACAACACCATCGTGGTCTACAACTACCGCGAGGAGCTGGCCGAACTGCGGCGGCGCTACCCCCACGCCGCGACCGTGGACGAGCCCGACGCCATCGCTCGGTGGAACGCCGGCAAGATCCAGCTACTGCTGATCCACCCGAAATCGGCCGGGCACGGGCTGAACCTCCAGCACGGCGGCAACAAGATGGTGTTCGTCTCGCTGCCCTGGTCGCTGGAACTGTTCGAACAGACGGTCGGGCGACTGCACCGCGGCGGCCAGACCAAGCCCGTCTGGGCCTATGTGCTACTAAGTAACAAGACTATTGACGAGCGCATCTGGGCTGCGCTCTACGACAAGCGGGCGGTGTCGGACATTGCCTTGGATGAACTCAAAGGAACACCGGCATGAACTGGCGCACCCTCAACGCCCGACTGAGTAGCCTACGCGAAGACGAACTGGAGGGCATGATCCAGGAGGAATTGAAGGGTGAGCGTCGGCCCACCCTTCTGATCCGTATGCACCAGCGGTTCACCGTCCTGCGGAACCTCCGCGAGCGGCGCGAGATATTGAACGCGGCTACGTCAGAAGCCCAAGCGCAGTAGCGTAGCGCGACCGCACGTCGTCGATGCCGATAAGGCCGCCGTTGATCCGCTGGCGGCAGCGGTCCACGGCGCCTGCGTCAGCTAGGTCGTTGCAGTTCTTGGCGTGCCAGAAGATCGCGGCGCTCTCGGCCGCGCCTTCCCGCGTCTCGATCCACTCCGGCAGGTCGTCCACCGGCATGTTCACGATCTCGGCCAAGCTCTCGTAGTTGTACCGGCCCGTAGTCTGCATCAGACCACGGCCGATAAAGCGCCAGCCGTCGCCGGGGTTCTTGTTCCCCATGCGCCCGCCATAGGCGGCCTCGGCAATCGCCTTCTCGTCAGCGGGGCGCGACACGGTGCGGCCCACCTCGGCGGCGTACTCCGGCGTGAAGTGCTTCGGCCATTGCTTCACTAGGGCCTCGGGGCGGTAGTTGAGGCTCTCGCGCAGCTTCCGGCCGCCCGCCGTCTCATGGCCGGTGTTGGCAAGGAACATCGCCACGCGCTTCGACGTGTTGATCTCGCGTCGGGCGCAGGCGGTGTCCAGCACCGCCGCCCACTCGGAGGGGTCTGACCAGTTCAGACCCTGCATCAGCTTCGCCGTAATCACTTGCGAACCATCCTGTTCATCGCTTCGCTCTTTTCCTTACTGCCGGCGCTGCTGCCGAAGTAGTAGGAGACGATGCCGCCCCAGGCGGTGCCCAGCGTGCCGAGCATGACCAGCAGCGCCTCGCCGCCCTGCGAGGGAAGGCCGTAGGCGATCATGTAGCCCAGCACCCCGAAGAAGCCGAGCGTGACCGCGCCCGCCAGGGCCTTGGGCGTCCAGTCGCCGGTTTTCACCTCGCGGTCGCGCGCGCTGCCTCGATCGGCAGCATCGATGCGCTCGATGTCGATCTCCAACTCCCGCATCCGCACCGTGAAGTCCTGCTCGGCCTGCTTCAGCGCCAGCAGCTGCTCGGGCGTGGCGTTCTTCGCAGCCTCGGCCAGTTCCTCATCGGTGCCATCCGGCCTGCCCAGCAGCGCCTCAGAGATGGCGCGTGTGGCCATGCCGGCGAGCGGCCCACCTACGGCAGTAGCGATGGACGGCGCGACCGTCTTAACGAGATTGAGCAGGGCTTCCACTGCGGGCCTCCTGAAGCGCCAAGCGCCGATCAAGTTCGCTGGTTAGCCGCATTAGGTCGGCGCGGAGGGCGGCCATGCCATTGGTGAAGTCGGCGGTCTTCTCAAGGCGGGAGCGGTCGATCCCAGCTATGCTCCGCTCCCGGTCGAGCGTCATGTCGGCGCGAGCGATGGCGGCGTCACGCTCGACCTGCTCGATCCGGTTCGACAGCTGCTCGCGGATCTGAGCCATGTCGATCGTCGTGCCTTGCGGCGGGATCGCCCGGTTGTCCTGCGTCACGACGACGGCGACGCGGGACTTGAGGATGGTGATCTCTTGGTTCACCGACGACAGGGACGTCATCAGGTACACGACGCAGGAGAACAGAATAGGAATGGCGGCGAAGACGACCTTCTCGATCAACGCGCCCTTCGACGCGTTGGCCGCCATCTGCTCCGACATCTGCGCCTGCTTGGCGGCATCCGACATGGCGCTCTCCTACTTGTCTGCCTTGCGCTCCAGGCGGTCGAAGATGGCTTTCACCATCGACTTGATGTCCTGGATGTCTGCCCGATAGTCGTCCTTGCTGACGTACTGCGTGTGCAACGCCCGCTCCAAGTCTTTCATGTCGTCTTGCAGCAGGCGGATCGAGTCCCACACGACCTTTAGCATCCAGCCCATCGCCGCCCCGGCCACGCCGATGACGAGGTTCAAAAGGTCTTGCGTCATCGGCGTCAACCCTACTCGGACTGGAGGAGCATCTGTTGGACCGTGGGCGACATTAAGTTGAGGGTGCGGGGGTCAATCGGCGCCGTTACGTCGCCCCGACGCATACCCGAGCCCAACCGCGCCGCCTCAAACTCAGCCAAAGAGTTCCGCAACAGGCGGCCACCATAGCCGGTTGCCATCATCGGGATGGCCAGCGCGGCCGTATAGGGGTTAGCCGCCACCGAAGCCAACCCGGCCATTCCGCCGGCTTGTGCAACCGTAGACAGGACGCCGCGAGGGGTTAGGCCTGGTGCCAGTTGGCTAAGAATTCGCGCACCGCCTCGGCTACCTTCGGCGCGAGCAATTCGCTCAATGTTGGCCACTTCGGCTGGCGTAAAACCGTGGCTGTCGCCGCGCTGGATCGACCGCGCCAAGTTAGCAAATTCGTTCCGCAGCGCCTCATCCATGCGGCCGTTGGTGGCCGTAGCCGAGAAGCGAGCCCGCTCGACCAGATCTTCGATCTCGTCGCTCTTACGCATCCGCGACCACGCCGACCGGGCCTCGCGGATAGCGGACGACGCGGCGGCGCTGTCGCCGCTAACGACGGCGTTGACCGGCGGTTGAAGGGCGAAGTTGTCAATCTCGCGGGTGATGATGCTGCCGATGCGGCGCTCGTCAGCGTCTGTGCTAAGACGCGCGCCACGCGCAACGCGACGCAGAATATCAAGGTCTTCAAAACGGACGGGCGCCGCTGCCGTGCCCCCCGCCCCCGGCGCGCCCGCTTCTTGAACGCGACGTAGCGCAGCCGCCGCTTTAGGGTGCAGCGTCTCATCAAACCCTGCGCTGCGAAGCTGCTGGGCCAAGCCTTGCCCAAAGGTTTGGATTGCGGTCGGGTCGTAGGTCACGCCAGCATTCTCTGCGCGGGCATACGCCACGCGAGCGTCCCGTCGAAGTTCCTGTGGCGTGGGAGCGGTAGCCATACGAGCAGTTGCGGCCGTTCCGCGGGCGACGTTGCCTGCTCCAGTTACTGTGCGGCCACCCACTACGGCACCCAGCAAGCTGGCCGCCATACCCGCATAAGGATCGTCAACGTCGCCATACTCGCGCAGGGCGGTCGGCGCCGCAGCGCCGCCAGCGCCGGCGCCTGCTTGGACGACAGGCTGGCGGCTCAGTTCAGTCATAACATTCCGCGTCACCGACGGCGAAAGCTGCCGTGCCAGCATGTTGAGCGCGCCGGCTTGCCCCGCTGCGCCCGTCGCGCCCGACACACCCGCCGACAACACTTCCTGCCCCGGCGTCTGAGGACGGCGGCCAAGACCGAAGTACTCGTACAGCGCCTGGATGTTCTCCGACGGCAGCGGGACGCGCGAACCGCCAAACGCGGGTGCGGCGACGTTGTAGCCGGTCGTGGCGATGTCACCGAGAGCGAGGCCAAGCGGGCCAAGACCGGCGCCCGCCGCAGCCCCTACCGGGCCGCCAAACGGCGCGCCTGCGGCGGCGCCAAGAGCGGCGGCGGTCGCGTAGGGGTAGGCGGCGCGAGCGGCAACGCCAACATTCTGCGCGACCGACGTGTCGGGCTGGCGGCGGGGGCCGGCGAACGGATCGGTGATTGTCCCGCCCGCCGCGAACGGATCAACGATGGTCGGTGCGGCGGCGCGGAACGGATCAACGATCTCAACCATCACCGGCCTCCGTAGGTCCGATTATAGTAATCCGTAAGCTGCTGATCCGTCGCGCCGGGGTTAGCCCGACGCGCAGCGGCCAAGAACTGCTCCAGCGTCGGTGCTGCGCCAGCGGCAGGTGCCGGCGGTGCGGCTTCGCGGCGCGGGCCTGGCGTCTGCTCACGGCTGGGCGCGGCGGCGGAGGGCGGCGCCGAAGCGCCAGCACCGCCCTGCGAGCCGTGGATAACTTCTTCAAACGCGGCCCGAAGGTTAAGAAGGTTCTGTCGGAATTGAGCGGGAGATTGCGCTTGGCTAAGGTTACCCAACGCGGCCTGCAAAAACTCAATTTCGCGTACAGTCACGTTACCAAGGGCGCCGCCGGTCGGGCTTTCTTGGCGCATCTGGTTAAGCTGTTGGAAGCCCACATTAGCCCGAACTGTATCCAGCAGCGCCCGGATATCAAACGCGGCAGTGCCGGGCACAGCCGAAAGAACGGCGCCCGGAAGCCCGGCTGTCGGAAGCCGCGCCGTGTTTACCAAATCCAGCGCGCGGTCAATCTCTCGCATGACGACATTGCCAGCACGCACTTCGCTTTCGCGGCGGCGCTCTTGCGACGTAGCGGTAGGGGAGCCAGGGATCGGCTCAACGGCCCGGAAATCCGGCGTGTAGCGGAAGTCCTGCCGAGGCGCGGGCAAAGCCACGCGCCGCTCTTGTTCAAGACGCTGCGCATCGGCCATCGTCAGCGGCGGCGTCGTCAAGATGTTGCGAGGCGCGACGCTCGGCGCCATGGCGTTCGTCGGCTGACCACCGCGAGCCGCGTTCAGCATCTGCTGGGCTTGGCCAGGGCCGCGGTCCATAGCGTTGCCGGCCCACTCGATTACTTGGCCAACGGTCGTCCCCCGCAGGAACGGATTGGCGTTGATAACGTCTTCAGTCAGCACGCGGTCAGCCGGCAAGTTGGGATCACCAGCCGCCGCGCGCAGAAGGTTCTGCGCGCCAGTCGCGCCGAAGTGATGCGCGAGGTAGACGTTCTGGCCCGTCGCAGCAAAGCCGCCGCGGGTCAGCGACTGCGCGTTCTGCTGCATGTATGCCGGGCCAAGCACTTGCTCGACGAGGCGCCCGTCAGGCAGCGTCGTACCGCGAAGGGCCAAGATTTCTTGGTTTGACCGCCCGCGCGCTTGGTCCGGGAAATTGCGGCGGAACTGGTCGATAAAGGTCGGGTCGCGGAACTGGAAGTCGCCCTGCGCCGACGAGCGCGGGTTCTGGCCCGTGCCTTCTGCCCGACGGACACCAGGCACCATGGCCAGGATGTCCGTGGACTGCGACAGCGGCACGCGGGCGCCAGCGGCGGGAGCGGTGGGCTGGCGTGCCGGTGTGGTGGGCTGCGGAGCGGTAGGCTGGCCTCCCGGTTCTTCCACGGCCAGCCGATAAGTGCCCCTTTCGGTGTCTGTTATCACCGGAATGTTGCCGGGGCCTTGACCAACCACCGGACGTTGCGGCGCCGCAGGCGCGGTAAAGCGAATGGTGTTGGTAATAGGATCGTAAACGCTCTCGCTGGGGCGAAGATTGGACGTCGCCAAACTCTGCGCGCCCAGCGCAAGGCTGCGGATCAGCTCCGGGCTGTACTCGGGGCGGAAGAACTGCGCGTACTGCGGGAACCGGGCCAGGAGTGCGGGGCGCAGCGCGGCGTAGTCTTCGGCGCCGCGGACTGAACTCAGCAGGGTCTGCGCCGTTTGAAGGGCCTCGCGGTCGTTCTGCGACTCGATGCGAGAAATCTGCGCCCGCTGGTACGCCCGCTGCCCCGCAGCCTGCTCAAACTGCGGGGCCAGCATCGGAGCGGCGCGGCGAAGCTGGTTGATGCCCTCTGGGGTGTTTAGATCAACACCCGACGACAGCAGACCGCGAAGCGCGTTGCGCTCCTGCGCCGTCTCCTGCGCCTCAGCCATCCGCATCCGGTTCATCTGGATGTCCTGCGCCGCGCCATAAAGCTGCGCGACATTGGGCATCTGGAAGGGGCGGACCTGCGTGGCGATGGTGTAGTCAACCATGGTCAGTAGACCCCTTCCATGGGGTTGACGCTGCCGCCCATTCCCGGTCGGCCTTGGCGCAGGAAGTTGTACATCATGTAGTTCGGCACGGCCGACGACAGCGCGCCCGTCAGGGCGTTTACGCCGCCGACGTAACCCGACGCGCGGGCGGCGCCAGCGCCCTGCTGGGCTGCGGCGACGCCGCGGCCCGTCTCGCCAGCAGCGCCCGTCAGCACGTTCGTGCTGGACTGGCCCTGGCCCAAGATGCCTTGCAGCGGGTTAAGCTGGGCGTTGCGGGCGGCGTAGTAGCGGTTGAAGGCGTTCTGGTACTCCTGCGATGCTAGATCCTGCCCGAACCGCTGGACGCCCTTCAGCGTGGTGCCCGACAGCAGGCCGCCACGGGCGGCGGCCGACCGCTCCAGCGCCTTCATGCCCTCGCTCATGCGAAAGCCGTAGCCGGGGTCAGCCTGGAAGTCGGACATGCCAAAGTCGCGGGCGTAGCGGCCGTAATCCGCGGCGCCCGCTTCGCCGCCTTCCAGGCCCAGCAGCGTCATCAACCGGTTCTGAGCGGTCAGGCCAGCTTCGCGAAACGGCGCTTGCAGCTCGACCTGGCGCTCAAACATCTCCCGCTGCGTGTTGGCGGCGCGGTCGGCGGCGCTTTTCTGCGCGCGAGCGGCTTGGCTGGAGCCGTAAGCGCCAGCGCCAGCGCCGATTACCGAAGACCCCAGAATAGCAGCGCCGGTGCTTATGGGTTCGGGCACAGCGGGAACTCCTTCCGGTAATCCTCAAACGTCTCACCGTAAAGCGACATCACGGTCGCGGCCTTGGCAAGCGCGGCGTCTTTACCCTGCGTCAGCAGAACAACCAATAGAACAATATCATAGAAGGCGGCGCGCCACACGAAAGACCTTTCGTCGGCCTTGCCAGCCCGCTCCGCGTCGTCGGACGCGACCCACTTCAAAATGGAATTGGCCATGATTGGGAGCAGCGTCCCGCTGTTGGCTTGGTAGAAGGGGTTCATCGGCATCTTGACGAGGCTGTTCCAAATGGCGTCATGCAGCGTCTTGCGCTCCACGTTGTGCCCGTCAGCCACGTCGTCGAAGACCTGCGTCACAGCCCACACGGACAGCAGCCAGTCCGCAGCGTCGGGGGGTAGCCCCAACACGTCATCAAACAGGGCCAGCAGCGATTGCTCGCTGGGCGTCATTGCGTCACCTCGCGCCCGCTGGCGCGGATGTTAATGGCAGAGGCCGTGCCGGCGATAGTGGAGATGAAAGCCCCCGGCGACAGCACCTGACCGACAATCTCGGGAAAGGTATAGGTTTCGCCAGCTTGAAGCGCCTTGGTCTTGACGATCAAGTTGTCATTGCCCGCCGACCCGGCCGCCGTGACGAGGTTGACGCTGATCGTCGCCGCCGTGGCGCTATAATTGGTCGCCGTAAACTTGTCGATGATCGTCGTGACGCCCTGCGCCGTGTACTGCGTCGTCTGCGTGTTCTCGGCGGTCTTGGCGGGGACCAGCACCCGAACGGTAACAGCCATGGTTTACCTCGGCACAAGGGTTATCGTGGGGGCGGTGGTGTACGTCACTCGCAAATAGTCGTAGGGCGACAGCCAAAATACGCCAGCGGTCTGCCCGACACTATAGAAAGTTATGTTGTCTCGGGAGAAGTCGATGGCCGATACAACGCCGCCCGTCACAATCAGATCCACCGGTTGGCCCGTTGTGTTCTGAAAGGTAAACGGCGACGCGCCGACAACGACGCCGCGCGGCAAAATCAACCAGCCCGGCGGCTCCCCTGCAAACGGCGGTTCTAGCGTTAGCGCGTCAACCTGCTTCTGAAGCTCCGCGATCTGCGACTCTTGCGTGGACCCGTCCGGTGCGGCCAGCGCGCCGTCAAGCTGACGCCCTAAGACGACCTGCTCCTCGGAGCCGGTCGGCGGCCCGACCTGGAGGTCTTGCAGCGAGATGGCGTTTGACCCGCCGCCGGTTAGGTTAAACAGGTTGAAGAAGAACCGATACCACTCGCGCGCCATCAGCCCGGTGCGCTCGTCAATGAGCGGCACGCGCGGCGCGGGGATGTTGGTGATGTTTGGGGGGCTAGGCATTGGTCGGGCTGGCGCGCAACTCGGCGCCCATGATTGCGATCTTCACCGGGTCGGTGCCCGAGATTTCGTACACCCGGTCGCGGATCTTCATCGTCATGCCCAGCCGTCGCCAGAAGGCGCGCTTTCCGTACTGGCCGATCCGCCCAATCGACGTCCAGCGTTCGTTGGAATAGGTGTGCCCGCCGTCGTCGGACCACCGCAGCATGACCTGCGGATCGCTGCCCTGGCCGTCGTTCAGCCCCACGCCCGTTTCGCAGTCCAGTTGCAGCGTGTGATGGGCCGTGCGGCGCAGCGTGTTCTGGCCGGTCGGCAGCGCCCGCCAGGAGCGCAACCACCGTTGGATCTGGCCGTTGTCGGCGTAGACGTCGAGGTCAAAGGCGTAGATGTTGCCGTTCTCGTAGTCGCCCACGACCACTTCGCTGCTGAACGCCATCTGGCAGTTGCTGCGGTGGCGGGTGAAGTCGCCGTTGTTCCACCCGGCCCGTTCATGCCACGCCTGCGTGGCGACGTCATAGACCCAGGTGGTGTCGGCTTGCGGGAAGATCAGCACATAGAACGAGTGGCCGTCCTGCTGGTAGGTGTAGCCAATCGCGTCCGACAGGTTGCCGTACTGCTGGATGTGCCATTCGACTGCGTGGGTCGAGATGCGCTGCGCTTGGTATCCGTTGGCCCGGTAGACCATGCCGCGGCCTCGGGCGTCGGCGCCCAGCCAGAACACACCGTTGTCCATCTTGGCGACCGAGTAGGTGGCGGCGCAGCCTACTTCGTTGAAGGCGCCCTGGATGCGCTGGAGGGGAAAGTCGGCGGTGCCAGCGTCGTACCAGACTTCGGCCGAGTTGGTCCCAAACAGCCAGACCTCGCGGTTGCTAACCAAGATCGAGAGCAGGCCATCGGGCGAACCCTCGGCGCTGGCAAAGTCGAGCGGGTCAATCTGCGTGCCTTCTAGCAGGCTCGTCACCCAGATTTTCTGGCTGTTTGGTTCGTTGAAGACGAAGTAGCCGTCGAGGTAGCCGACCGTGACCGCGCCGGGGAAATCCGGGTCCGTGATTTGCGCGAAGGCGTTCGTGCTGGCGTTGTAGATGTAGCTGGGGCCGTTGGCCGCGATGAACAACTGCGTGCCATTGTCGGCCATCGACACAGGCCCGGTTCCAGCAACGGTGCCCAGCACCGTCGAGGCCCAGGACGACGTGATCTTGTATAGCGTGTTGCCGGAGACGGCGTAGCCAAAGCCGCTAAACTGCCAGAGCCCGCGAACCGGGCCGGTGCCCAGCGTGGCAAGCAGGCGCAGGCCAGGCGCACGTTGGAGGAACGCCGGCTCCTTGCCGGCCTCGGGCACGATCTCAGGGAACAGGTTTACCATACGGCTGTCCGCAGCGTTGGTGCTGCGGGCGACGTAGGTGCTGCCGAGAATCGGCGTCTTCATCAGTAGTTACCGGCGAAGATGTTGTATCTTTGCCTAGTCCCCACGATGCTGTAGGGCAGCGCCATCACGTCATCGGGGTTGTTGATCCGCTTCAGATTGCGCTTCGACGCCATGGCGATGCGCGACACCTGGAAGGACGGCT